TGTCCGAGTGTGCCGGTCATTGTTTGACCTGCTGCACGTTCTCCAAACTTGAACGGCAAAGTGGCGTCCACCATTGCGCCCGTTGCCCCAGTTACAGCGGTACCTACTTGAGTCCACGAACTGGGAACTGATGCGCTAGATGGAGCGGTATAGAACTCACAAACTCCGGTGGATGAAATGCGGGTAACTCTGAGCCACGCAAACGAACCGTCGGTGAGAGTGTGGTCTGCGTTGGACGTTACCGTTGTACCTGTGAAATAGAGCGCAAGGCGTTTCGCTCCGGTTCCGAGGTCTCTTGTTGAAAGTTCGTAGCCACTTGTTCCCGAGTTCAAGTTCCCGGCGATAGAGGTATTCGATGACCACGCAGTCAGTTTTACAAGTGCGAGAATCTCAACGTCACCGGTTAGCGATAATGGAGCGGAGTCAGGAGTTGACGCAAACCCTCCTGCCAGCCCTTGCATTACAAGACCGGTAGAGCCATCTAGGTATGGTGCGTTACCGATACGTTGCATGGTGGCGTTGCCTACCGGTACGCCTGAGAGTTTGCTGGCCGTGATGGACGCCGCCGCAATCTTCGCCGTGGTGACTGACGAGTCTGCGAGTTTGGCGGTGGTGACGTTGGCGTCAACGATCTTTGCGGAGTTCACCGAGTTATCGGTTGGGGTGCGTGTGTCACTGAGCCGAGTGTCAGTGCCGAACACCACTTCGGTCACCGCAGCGTTACCGGTTGCAGGCACGTTCTTTGATGCTGCCGTCCCCGCATCGGAGACCGTCGCCAAGGTTTGTAGTCCGGTGTGGTTGGCGCGTGCCAGGAGAGTGGCATCAGCGGAGTTGGCGGTGGCACCAGTGGCCACACCATTGAGCTTCGTCTTGTCGCTGGCGCTCATTGAACCCGCCGCTGAGGTCGACGCCGCAGCAATCGTGATTGCCGGTGTGGTTGTACCGGTTGCCACGCTGATGGGAGCGGTGCCGGTCACTGAGGTAACAGTGCCCGAGTTGGCGGTGGCACCAGTGGCCACACCATCGAGCTTCGTCTTGTCGCTGGCGCTCATTGAGCCGGGCGCCAATGTTGTTGCCGCATCAATAGAGATAGCCGGTGTGGTTGTACCGGTTGCCACGCTGATGGGAGCGGTGCCGGTCACTGAAGTGACGGTGCCAGAACCGGCAGACTGGTTGACCCACTGGGTCGCGTAGTTCGTTGCCGAGGTCTTAGCTAGTACCTGTCCGGTGGTCCCACCTACCGGTACACCCTGACCCGCGGCACCTGTCGCGCCCGTCGCGCCAGTTGCGCCAGTTGCGCCAGTTGCGCCCGTCGCACCTGGGGCGCCTTGCGGGCCGTTACGTCCAACAGTTACCGAAAAGCGGCGGCCAGCTGTAGCGCCCGTCCCTGACTGAGTGACCTTAACGACCCTCACACCACTACCCAAGCTTCAACAACAAATTCGCCGGACATTAGAGGTTCATCGCCGGCGCCGGTATCAATTTCCATAGCCCACCAATAAGTGCCGGCGGAAAGCGTCGCGTCCGTATCTAAAACTGTTATGTTCCATTGCCCTAAACGCGTTGACTTTGTAACCGTAAACGATTTAAGCGCCGTAGTGCTCGAGCTGTTAGCGGTAACTCTGGCTTTAATTGTGGCCGTTGTGAGGTCCTCTAGGTCGCCGTCGGCCGTGGATTCAAAATCGGCACGCCAAATGCAATTGGCGCGAACATGCCAAGAAACATAGGCGCCCAAATCGTCAATGTTTAGTGTCGGAACAGACATTTAAACCGTGTACCTAACGTGCATCCGGAAGTCATCGCCGTTAGCAATGGTTGTTGTTGCACCAAATCCGGCGGCGAAATCCTGAATAACAAAGTTTGCGGTAGTAGTTGAGTTCAACAGGGCAACGCCACAAACCCAATTGACGGCGCTTCGCTTAAAAACAAATTCACCAATTGGCGTCCCTACAACGGTTCCCGATGCTGTAACCGGCAAACTTACGGTTATTGCGTTAGTTGCGGTCCCTGCGCTTGTAGCGTCAAGGTTTACCCACGCTTCGACAATTGGGCCGGTGCGAATATAACGCGCTTCGTTAACCGTTGCGGTAATTGTTGCGCTTTGCGCCCAAGTCGGCGTGTACGTTTGAACGGCTGTAGATGTAACTGGGACGGTACGAACCCAGGCGGCGCCCGTGTAGGTCAGCTGCGCGTCTAGCGCCTTGTCGTAAACAACCATTCCTTCGAGCGGCGAACCGGGATAATCGGCGCTTGTATCGCACACAATTACCGCTTGTTTCATCAGGTAGTTGTTGAGGTCGGCGGCCGTGAGGACACTTCCCGCCGTAAATGTTTTGAAGATTGAAGCCATGAGTCCTCCGAGGAATCAGAATAGCGCAAGGTTTCTAAATACTTGTGTGACGTACAGCGCCGTCCACTCCGTGTAACTCAAACCTGTAAAATCCAACATTTTTGTTAGTTGCGGTTGGAGGTCGCCGGGTTCGCGTCCGAGGGTCGCCCAATAGTCCGACCAATTGCCGTAAAAGTCGTTTAGGCCGTCGCTGGTAAATGTCGCGTCGGCAGTTGCTTGTCCGTATTGAGCTACCAAAAATTCGTAGTAGCCGGTTATTAGTTCTATTTCGGAATCCAAATAGCCGGCCAACAAACCTAGCGAATCGTCGTCTAGCGTAAAATCGCCGGCTGTATCTGGCGTTCGAGTTGTTGAAAGTTGCCAAACCCAGCGAAGCGGTCGCGCCGATAGTTTGATTCCTCGCACCAAACCGGCGGCCGTGATATCTCTACCGTCGGTACTTTGAAACGCCGCCTGTATATGGCGTAGGAATTCCATTCGCAACAGGTTTCCCCAGGCGGCGCCGCTGTAAGTGTCGTCCGGTTGTAGCTCAATGCCGTCTAGGCGTAAGACTTGGTTGCCGTATTGCGAAAGCAGAATTGAAGCCGAGTCGGCTACTTGCGCGTCGGTTTCGCTAATCAAATCGGAACGTTCAAACGTTCGAGTACCAAAAAGGGAAACTGAACTTTCGTCAAAAACTGATTGTTGTACGCCTTCAGTTTTTGCGAGGCTTATACGGTTGTAAATTTGGTCCCAGTCGTTACTTAGTTGAAGGGACACAACTGGCAAGTCCGTTCCGGCGCCTATGACTATTTCCGGCGTTCTAGGGAACGAACCGCGGGAACGATATGTAACTATTCCGTCCACTGTCACAAACAAGTAACCGTTTGCGGAATCGGCGGTAGTTAACAGTTCCGCCCAGGGCGCTTCGGTCATCGTTGTCGCTAAGCAGGAAGTTTCGGTGTTAGTGCCGAGGTCGCGTTGAGCGGCCGGCCAGTCTGCGCGGTCTAGTAGGCGCCCTATTCGTTGGTAGGTGTAATCGCCGGCGCCGATTGCCTCAACTTCTGGTTTGTTAGCTGCTTGCAACAAGGCGACAGAATCAACCGCCGACACTTCAACGATGCTTGTCGTATTTGCTTCCCCTGGGTAGGTAACGTCCCATTTTTCGACGTACCCAACGAAAAGGCTAAATACGGCGCCTTCGTAGGTTGCTTCGATGTTGACGGGTACGCCTGGGAGAAGCTGAGACACGCCGCCGGCAACGTAAGGACTTGACAAGTTTAAAGGGTCATAGTCGCCGGAACGGTTATCAAGCGTAAACGTGCATCGGCCGGCTTCGGTTCTAAAATACGGCCCTTGTTGGCTACTACTGCCACGGATTATTTCGACGCCGGATTCGTGCAATACGTCGGTTGTTATTTCGGTCCATTCTTTGCCGAACGTATCGCCTAGCGGATAGCCGACGATGGTTGGCGGATCTGCTAAACGGCCTTCGGTGGCGTCGTCAAGTGTGAACGCTTCGAGCGGCGCCGAGGTAGCAATTTTGATAGCCAACGTCGGCCATGGCATTACGCGGCCCGCCAGGTTGAACCGTTCCTAGCTTCGTAGCGTTTCACCATGTCTACAATGGTTCGCCCAATTTCGGCTGGGTCTCCAACGCCGGCCGTTACGTTTACAACGTAAGTGGTTCCGCTGTTGGCGGTTGCTGTTCGAGCTGGGGCGCTTCGCATTGCTTTAACTTGCGCCAACGATAGGACCATTTCGCCGGCTTGCAGTATGGCGGGAACTTCCGAACCGATACGGCCCGGAACAATGCCGCCGCTATGCAACCGCGGAATTTGGAAACGTTGGCCGCGGCCAGGTAGGCCGGGAATGTCTGGAATGGTTACGCCACGGCCGCCAATGGTGCTATTCCAAATGTTTTTGATTGCGTTAGCGCCGGCCCTAAATGGTGCCGTCATAGCGTTAGCCAAACCTGAAAGCGCTCGACCGATAACGCCGCCGACACCTGAGAAAAGGCGGCCGATTCCCGCAATTGCTGCGCCTATTACGCCCCTAACAATGTTGAACGCTCCAACAACTATGTTTTTTAGACCCCCAAATGCCGCCGACCAATTGCCGCGAAGAATGTTGGAAAACGTTTGAAAAATGCCGGTTATTACCTGTAGCACGCCGCGAATAAACGGTTGAATCGGTCCCCAAATCGCACGAAAGAAATTAGCGACATATCGGAACACGCCAACCCAAATCGGGATAAGCGCTCTAGCTACTCTGATAATTGTTGAAATAACCGCAGAAATGTAAGCGCCGACGGCCTGCATAACGGGAATCAACATGTTTTTAGCGCTTATAAATGCGTTAATGAGCTGGGGCAGTATCTCGGTTTTAAAGCGATTAAACGCCGTCATAAGCGCCGGCAATACGACGGTTTTAACGTAGTTAAACGCCGCCGCCAGTTTGTCTTTAACAACCGTAATCAGGTTGTTTACGCTTGTTCGGAACCCTTCGTTTGTTTTGTAGAAATACGCAAACGCTGCAACTAGTCCAACAATCGCCGCTACGACTAGCCCAATTGGCGAAGCAATAAATCCAATTACCGTTGCAAGGGTTCCGGCAATAGCGATTAGCGGGCCGAGGGCGGCCACAACTACGCCCACAATGACGATTATTTTTTGAATGTTTGGACTGAGGTTAGAAAATTTGCCGGCTAGTTCCGAAATAAATTTGGCGGCCTTTGTAACGAACGGCAATAGGACGGTTCCGATTTTGGTTGCGGCGTCCTTAAGGGAAGCGGTCATTGTCCGCTGCGCGTTGGTGGCGCCGTCGGCGTTTCTGGCGTAATCGCCTTGAATCAAGCTCGACTGTTCAGTAAGCAACGCCAACGTTGCTTGCTGTTTCTGCTGCGCCGTTAACGTCCCTTCAACCTTTTTACCTGTTTGCTCAAATATCTTGTTTTTTAGCGCCGTGTCGTTGATAACGATTCCGTAGCGTTTCAACGGTTCCATTTCGCCGGTTAGGGCGCTTCCGATTGCTTGCGCCGCTTCGGGCACACTTCCACCAAACGCCGAAGCGAAATCGCCGGCGAGCTGCGTTAAGTCTTGCGAAGTTTTGGCGGCGCTTTCGGCTGTTTGTCCGCCAATTTGCCGCAACCTAATTCCGAACTGGTTAGCCCATTCGACGGCTTCGCCTTTAGCAAGGCCAAAGTTTTTTGCGCTGTTAGACGCCCAGGCGTCCATACTGCCGGCCATTTTGCCGAACACCTGGGTACTCATTGCCTGAGCGTCCTCTAGTTCGCCGGCCCATTTGACGGCGGCGCCGGCCCCAGCGACAAGCGGCAACGTAACGCCCATTGTCATGTTTTTACCGACGTTCCGCATAGAGGAACCAACGGCCGACATTTTGCTAGAGAATTTCGCTAGACCGGATTCGGCATCGCCTAAAGATTTCTTAAATTTGTCGGCGTCGCCGGTAATAACAACTTTTACTTCGTTGCGTGCCATTGGTACTCAGTCTTTCGTTGCAACCATAAACACGGCGCCAATTGGCGGGCATTTATTAAGCCGGCTAATAAACTCTCGCAGTTCCCCTAGCGTGAGTCCATCCACCTGTTCAGGCTGTATGCCGAACCAATGCGCCAGTTCCGGCAAATGCCGCCTTAGTTCCCGTCGAGCGCTTTTGGGCTATCAACCTCGGTAGTTGGTTCGTCCTCAACCATTACTTCGATTTCGGAAGCCAAACCCATAGAGTCCGCTACTTCGTCGAACGTTATTTCGTCGCCGCGTGAAATTCTGGCAAGAAACACAAGGGCCGCAATATGGAAACCGGCCGGCGACTCTGAAACTTCCTGAATTACTTTGGTGAGCACTAAACCTGACTGCCGGTAAAGCTCTAGTTCCATTCGAGCGGAGATGTCCGACATGGAAAACGGGTAACGGTTCCCGTCCACCATTAGCGTCATGGTGAAATCGTTAGCGCTTTTTTGTTTTGGGTTTACTGGCGGCATGGTTTGTCCCTCATTGGTGCTTATTCCATACCTAAACCTAGTGCGTTAGCCGTCGTTCGCATTTCCGAAAAATACATATCCAACAGTTCTTGTCGGTCGGTTTGTATTTGGTCAGCAATGACATAAGGGCCAACGCCGTTTAACAGGTCCCAGTTGTTACCTACCCATTCGGGAAACTGTTTGCCGGTTGAATTGTTGTAACGCGCTCGAGCGTACCAACCGGTTTGTTTCTTCGTCCCCATGTACGCCGCTAGGGCAAACGGTGCGGCCGCCGTGTTTTTGATTGACAAAACCGATTGGCGTTGTGTCCCTTTACCCAGCAACCCGCGTTGTTCTTTGCGTTGCTGCGCGTTACCTTTGCCACGCGTCCGGCCTTCCAGGAACTTCGCTATTTTCTTATGCGATTCCCGTAACGCTTTACCGGCGCCTTCTACCTGCATTTTGCGTAGGCTGTTACGCGTTTCGCGTGCTCCGTAAATCTTTAGCGCGGGTTCCGGCATCGCTTACGGCGTGGCGTCGGAAGTGCGGTAGGCGAAGCTGATTGGTTCATCAGTTCCGTTATCTAGCACCATTCCCGAAACGGTTTGTGTGAGCATTTCTCCGCCGCTTACGTTGGCGTCGGCTTCGGTAATGTCCACGGCCGGCATAGTGATAGTTACGCCTGGGTATGTTCCCGAGGTCCCGATAACGCTAGGGCCGTTTACGGTGAACACAATTGCGGCTTGTGTGCCGGCGGCTGTTGTTGCTACTGACTTGTTAAATTGGGTCCATGCGTCAAAATCACATTCAAATTCGACGGTTAGTTCTGGGAAATCGTCGCGTGGCGCCTGGGACCGCTTCGTTGAGTTTTTCAAATAAAGCCTGTCACCTTTAAGGTTGTTGCTACATTTGAGGCTGAACGACATGATCGGGACCGCTACGGCGTCCACAGTAAGCGAAGCGCCGGCCCAGCTCAGAACGCTCATCGTTGAGTAGGAAGCGGCGGCCAATGAAGTTCCGCTAGTGCAATCCTCCGCGATGATTTCGGCGCTAAACGTCAATAGTTCTTCTACGGAACATGACAGTTCCCAGGACTCAATTTGGCAACCCTCAACGGTAAACGGTCCGTCGGTTGCCGCGCACGGTGCTAGCGCCCGGTTTACCTGAGTCGTGAACGAACCTAGGCAGGCGTCCGGCTTAATTGTGCCGACATGCTGGTAAGCGCCTGTTGTTGGGCCGGTAGTGGTAACGGCGCCCAATGCACGTTTGAGCCAAACGCCGAAACTGTTTGAATAAATCGGAAATTCGACGCTACCGGCCACGCCAGTAATGCCGGCGGCGTATTCGTCGGAACGGTGCGTTTGTTTATCTGCTCGAAGTGCCGGCGTACGAGTCCTGAACCGCTCAGGGTTCAAACTTTCCGACAAGTACGGTTGGAAACGATCAACCGTTACAGCGGTTCCATAAGTTGTTTCGTCTTTGGTTCCGAGTTGGCTTTCAATAGGCATTATTTGCCGTCCTCTGTATTTGCGGTTGGTTTACCGCTTTTCGGTTTCGTTTCGGTCCAGTTGTCGAACTGCTCTAGCAATTGGGCGGCTAAATCGTCCGACACTTCTACCTTGTCGCCGTTGTTAACTTCGATCCACAAACGCGGCCCGGTTTCAACTTCTACCGACGGATGAGGACCCACATATTTAATTGCTTTCATTTCACCATCTTTCAAGCGATACGGGTATGAATGTTAACGGTTAGACGCATTGCGGTTCCGACGCCTTCGGGATTCCACCAACGGTTAGGGCCATCGAAGCGGCTTAGCGTTGCGGCAACTACGCCTTCCAAACCGTCGCCGTTAACAAGCGCTTCTAGCCGAGGGTGAGCGGCCACTACGTCCCGCACTAGTTCCGCTATCTGTTCGCAGTCGCTATCGGCGTAAATATGGGAATCGGCGCCAGGGTCCCAGGCCATACACAAAAGTTCAACTTCGAAACGGTCATCGTATTGTTTTCGGCCGGCTGTTAGGTGCGCTACCGATAGTTCGCCGGTTACGTCCCCGAGGATTAACAATTTTCCTTGCTGCGGATCGCGTGGCGGCCCTTGCAAAATCGTTAGCTCAGGGTCCGAGTTTGATTGGTCAAGCAGATAAGCCAACCTGTCCAAACTTGCGATTCGTTGAAGCGTTGTCGGTACTGGCATTAGGCAAACCCGATAAGGACTGAACCGTAAGCATGAATAGCGGTGTCCAAGCTCATTGTTCCGGTGTAACGGCCGGCGGCCCAGTCCGGCGTTGAGTAACGAACCGTGTTCCCGTCGGCGGTTTGTTCCCAAAGCAAATCGCGCGGCGCCTGGGCTCCTCTGCTCAACAGTTCGGAACGGATCGCTTTTTTGATTTCTCGAACTAGGCGCGTTGGTGGCCGGTCGTGGCCGTGCTCGAGCTTCACAACTACAGGTTCCCGGTTGAGGAATGGGAAACCTGATTTTCCGTGTAATTGATCCACGGCGAGTAGTTCAAAGTTTGTGAGCGATTGCGTCACGCCGTCTACAGAAATTGCGACAATGCTTCGCGCCTGGTTGGTTCGTAGAACAAGGTTGTTTGAGTCGTCGCCTATATGGGATTCGCTAGCGAACGATGGAACAAACGCAACGTTTGCGGCTTCCTCAACGTAGCTAGTTACTTCGTCCCGAACTTCGGCTAATAGCCAGTCAGGAAAACGCGAAACGTCGTCTAGTTTCGCTTCGGCGCGTAGCGACGCCAACGTGCAGTAATGGGAACCGACTACTTGAACTTCCATTACTTGTTTTTCGGTCAACGAATCAACGGTTGCGTTGACGGTTATTACCAAATTGTCCAAGTTCGTTGTGTGGTTTGCAACAGTCAAAGTGACTTTGACGCGGTTACCGCTAACCGTTGTTGTGGGCGCCGTTAAAGCTGCGCCAGTGCGTTCGCTAGTGGCCGTGGCGGTTACAGCGCTGGGGATGTCATCAAATGGTTCTGTAAGCAAAATTACGCTTGTTGCTTGCTGAACTCTCATTAGGTCCCCTAAACGGTTTTCTATACAGTTTCCGGTTGCCGCCACCAAAAGACATGGAAAACGATTACTAGCGGCAACCATTGCAACGGCAAGTTTTTAGCGGCCGCTAACGCCATTATTGGTCCCGCTGCATACTGAACCAAACGCACCTGGTCCGTTGCTACCAACAATTGCAAATGCGCTAAACCGAGTGTAACCGCCGTTTGCGTTGAAATCGGAACAAGCGCCGCCGCCGTGGCGCCCCAGGGCGCAACCCATAGCCACGCGTCGCGCCATCTACCTTCCCTAAACTGCAACGCGGTTCGTAGCGGATGGTCGTGGATTTCTCTTAAATCGCTTCGAGCTGTAACCGAGTCCAACGCCGGCCGTTTAATCAAAGCGGCTACGGCAACGGCGCCGAGCCCGATAAGCGGCAACGGATGCCAAACCCATAACGCAACCCATATCGGCGTTGTTTCCTTGATACAGGCCGCCCATAGGACAAGAACAACGCAAATAAACGGTTGATTGTTGACGTATGCGCCGGCGGCTAACAGTCCTAACGCCATAGCGGGCAAATCGACGCCAATTGGGCGAACGGCCTTGGGTCCCCAAATCCCCGGCAAAGCCAATAACAGGACGGTAGCGGCCGCCGCAACTTGCCATGAACTAGTAACGCCAAACGCCCAACAAAACGCCCCAGCGGCCGCCAACGGCCAAGAAAGCAACCAAACAAGGCGCCATAGGGAAACGTCATCGCCACAAACTGCCGGCAACAACCAACGCAAATTAAATGGTCTAGCGACTTGATGGCCGGCGCCGGCCAACAAATAACGGGCGGCGTCAGGTCCCATCGTCGTTCATCGCTGAAACGGCCTGAACAATGATCCGTTCCTGATCGTAAATAGATTCACCAACCCAAAGTTCCTTTAGGTGATTCGTAACGATTCCCGTATGAACATAGATCGGGAAACCTTTAGCAACGATACGAACGCAAGCCGAAATGTCCTCGCCCAATAGGCTTCCGTCGGTACCGCGTAAACGGTCATACGGCCGGCCGCCGCTAGCCTCACAAATCGCTTCTATGACGCTTCGGTGCATGAGAATAAACGCCGTCCCAGTTGCCGCGCATTGGACCATTGCGTCGCGTTCATAGTTAACGACTCCGGTAAATCGCTTTACGCCATCGTCGTGCTCTACCCAGTCGAAGATTGTTGGCCGAGCTACACAGTGATAACCGCCGAGGCCGTCCGGTTGTAGTTCTTTCCATGCGAAACACAAACCGCCAACTACGGGCCGTTCCGTCGGATCGGCGGCGGCTAACAACCTGTCGAGCGCGTCAGGTTCGAAACCCATATCGGCGTCTACCATGAATAGCCATTCAACGCTGGCGTCCAACTCTAGGAACTGTTCCGCCAGACTGTTTCGGCCTTCAACGATGCCGCCTGAACCGGACCGAATCGACAAGTATTGGCCTAGCCGGCCGTCCATTTGGAAATCGCGCATTACCAATTGCATTAGCGATTGGTGGAAATTGTGACCGACGTTGTTCGGATGAAGATAGGCAAGGGCTACGTCCAACTTTGGTTGGCGTTTCGTGGTGCGAGGTTGTTTAGGCATTTTTTGTCCGGCGCGTTGTTCGCTTCTCGCCTGGTTCCGCCGATGCGGACTCAACAGGTTTAGACACGGCCGGATGGCCCTTAACAATTGTTGGAGCTGCTGCGAATAGGTGCGGGTTTGCTTTTACGAATGGGTCGGAAGCGTGCCACGCCTCGCCGTTTTGTAGAACTACTTTAAATTCGTTCCAAACAACAACGCAGTTTGCTTTAGCAAATAGGTAATCCACTTTTTGTCCCTTCTAAACAAGTGTGGCGGCCAGTCCCAAAGGACTAGCCGCCACACTATGCCATTCCGACCTAGTTAGGTCAGGTCTGCTGAAGCAAACGGAACGCCGCATCGTCGATTGAGTCGGCGCCTACTCGCTTGTATGCGTACCAACCACGTTGGCCGGTTGGCCGGTTGTTGGTAAGGCCGAACAGATGCGGGATTAGCTCAACGCTAAGGCCGATGCGATCGACGATGTAATACTTGCTGAAATCACCAACAACAAGCATGTTTTGGGCTGCTGTTGCGCCGCTAAAGTCCGGGAAGTAGCTAGAAATAACTACCGGACGGCCCTTAAGGGTGTCGATAGTTCCCGACAGGTCAACGGTTGAGTCCGCACCATAGGACGAACCGAACGCCGAAATGTCATTAGCAACGTCGGCGGACATTACCCAAGTGGCGTTGGCCTTCGCACGGTCTGGCAATGCTGCCCAAACCTTACGAACGTCAACGGCCGCAAATGCGCCCTTAGTTGTTAACTGAACTTCGTCGTTGGTATTTGCGTCAAGTGCGGTAATGATGCCGTATGGCTGGGCGGTACCGGTGCCGGTAGCAAACGCTGAGGCTTCCAGTTCGTCAAGGCCGGCCGCAAGCAAAATTGCCATTTCATTAGCGAAGCCGACGTAATCGCCGCCGATTTCAATTGAGTAAGGAATAAAGCCGGTTGCGCGGTGTGCCGTAATTGTGGGCTGGGCCACGGTTGGCGCATCGTCGGAAACTTCCGAACCCTCCGCATCGAACGACCATGTGACGCCGGCCGACGAAACGCCGCGCCATTCGTCGTTAGTGATCGTCTTAACGGTTGCAATCTGACGGAACGGGTTAAGTGACTGTTGCCCGGTAAGGATGACGGTTGGATCAATAAGTACCGGAACACCAAAACCGCCGGCCGTGTCAGTGAGTGACGCGGCGCGATACTCGTCGAGCGCGTTCATGGCCTTTGACTCGTCGGCGGTAAGAACCGCATTCGGACGGGTCATAACTTTCTGCCATGCCGAACGGTAGGCGTCGGACTCAGTGAGCAACAGGCGCCGTGCTACCTGGTCGCCGCGCAAGTCCATAGAACCGGAACGGATAAGGCGCTCCACCTTGTCGAGCTGCTCTGAGGAGAGTCCCAGGGTGTCTTTCTTCTCAAGAGTCGAAAGGGCCATAGAACGGGCTTCGCCGGCGCTCAGTCGAGCAACGTTGGCGTCAACATCGTCGGCAGTTCCGGCACGGTCCATAATCTGGAAAGTTTCGGGAACTTGACGGGCGGAAACCTGACGGGCGGCAACTGTCTCAAGTTCGGCAATGCGGCCCGCAATTTCTGCAAGCTCAGAATCCAAACCATCAACCTTGTTACGGGCAACGATAAACGCTGCGTCCTCTGCGGTGGTAAGGGCGGAACGTTCCTCAGAAACTGCAACCGCTGTAGCGGCTTCCATTTCCTCTAGGGCCGTTGCACGCTCTGCGGCCAAAGCGTCATGCTTTGACTTAAGTACGGTCAAAAACTCCATTGTCATTTTCTCCTAGCGATCTCGGTTACAGCCGACGCAACTAGGCGGCCGGCTTGAACGGTGGGTTTTCTTGTGGTGGTAGCCGGTTGCCCGTAGGGCGCTCCGTCTTGCCTGGTGGATTCGCTGCGGAAGTGTTCCGGCATTGAGTCCAAAAGATGTTGTGCGGCCCTAATTCCGATTCTGTCCGCTAGTCGTACTGCAAAATTTGGATCCGCCAACGATTCCATAAATTCATCGGTTCGGCTTCGTAGTCCGGCCGTGGCCGCTTCGTATGCCGGGAATGTAACTGGCCCAAATTCGAACAGTTCGACGGCGGTAATTGTTCGTTCTTCTAGCATTGCTGGGTTTGCCGCTGTTGGCATCGTAGGCCGTTGCCACATCTCGTCAACGACACTAAAGCGGAACGAGGAACCCAACTGGCCGGCCGCTAGCGCGGGCCGTAGTTCGTTGACGTAAGCGGTATCGAATAGTTCTACTTCGTAGAACGCGCCGCGTTCGTCCTCGCTCAACGCAATAGGCACGCCCAGCGGTTTGTTACCTACCGACGGATCGCGTCCATGATCGTAAAGAACGCGAACATTTGCGCCACGGTCAGAGAATGTTTGAGCGAACGCCCCTGGGGCGATGCGTTCCATGAAATTTCCCTCAAACGCCGAATCGATGCGGGTCCATTCGTTAAACACGGCAAAGTGTCCAAACAGGGTCATGCCGTAAGGCGTGTCCTGAATCTTTGCGGACTCTGGCATTTGTAAAGCTCGAAGCAGATTGTCCCGAGGGTAAGCGGAACGCGCCGATGACATTTCTTCGTTCATCGCCGGTTCGTCCTCTACGTCGGCTTCCATCGCATACAGGTTTGCTACCTGCGTTTCCGCTTCGGCTTCCGTTGTGTGGCAACCCTCCAGGGCGCCATCCGCTGCATGGACGCCATAAGGGCGCTCCAAGGGACAAGCTTCGTCGTTGTTAATAACTTCCCAAGGCATCAAACGCCCCCTTCGGTTAATGGCAAATCTGCGCCAACTAGCGGCGGTTCATCCTCTAGCGCTCTAACTTCGTTGATTGTCCGCCAACCATTGCGTAGCGCTATTTCGTGCGATTGGTAGCGCGTTGTCGTATCGGCCCGAAGCAAAGCATCCCGATTAAATTTTACGCTTTGAGGCCGTGGCAGTAGGGCGCCTAACGCCTTTTCGATTCGCACTAAATAACGGTCAAGTGAATGTTTCAAATAGTGCAAATCGGACTGGGAAACGTTTTGGTAAGTAATGCTTTCGCCGCTCATTGCGGCGTAAATCATCGCTGGCGGAACTAGCCAACGTCGAGCAATTTGAACGGCAACCATTCGCTGAGCTTCGACAAGTTGCGCCGACTCTGGCGAACTTTGGATTGTTTCGTATTTCCAACCGTTACCAAATACGGCCGGTTCCCGGCTTCCATGAACCGATTTCATAAACGCCGCTTTGACCTTTGCGGCGTCCTCTGGATCAATTGTTTGGTCGGTGTAAACAATTGCGGAAGGGTGAGCGCCGTCAGAATAGAAACGGCCGGCGTAACTTTGGATTGCGAGACTTGAATCTATTTCCGTTGCGCCGTAGTGAATTGGTCCAACTGCGAACCAACTACCGGCCGGAACCATTTTGCCGGGAGCGTGCCAAAGTTTGCCGTACGGGTAGCGCTGTACCGTTTCGCCGTTTACGTCCACGGTAGGGACGCCATCAACAAGCCGGCGGTTTTGTACGGCGTCGGCGTTAAGTAGCTCGATCATCGTTGGAACGCCGCGGCTATCGGTTTGGGTAATAAGTCCCCAGGCGTTCCCGTCGGTAGCCATGCTCCAAGCGCATTGGTAAAGCCAAACGTCCAAAGGAACCAAAGCGGACGGATTAGCAATCAATGACGGCGTAGGCGTAACCGGCCGGCGTTCATTGCCGACAGATTGCACTACGTCAACTGGGAGGCTTCCAACCGACGAAGCGATTAGGTCTACGCAAGCGTAAACCGCCGCATCGTGTAACGCTCGATCAGTCGAAACTAGGCGCCCAGTGTCGGCAAGTGCGTAGGTACCTGGGGAAGCAAACTGAGACAGATTCCACGACGCCGAACGCGTCTCGGTTGTTTCCTGTTGCTGTTTCCCAAACCTAAAAATTGGCATTCATTAGTTCCGTTCTAATAGCCAACCTGCGACAAGCAGGACAACGCCTAACACTGAACAACCAACTACAGCATTCACCAAAAAAGCTGCAATTACTAACGCACTAGCGCCAACAAGTTTCAACGCGTCGCTAACTTCCATTTGTGCTCCCTCAGTAAACAACAAGGCTTTTCGGTTTATCTTCGTCCTCTGCGGCCGCTTCAATTACCTGAGCGCCCCACAAAGCCAACGAAACGGCAACCAACGGCGAAATGTCATGGGCCGTACTTGAACGCGCCCACGCCCAAGAATCCCCAAGTTTACGCGTTTGAGCTGCTCCTACCGCCGCGTCCAAAACCGCTTGTTTACGATGCGAAACCTTTTCGGCCTGAACTGCGTCATAAAACCGAACGCAAGCATTAGAGAAATCGCGCGACCCAGTTAGAAGAACTCGAACGCCGGCGGCCTGTAGTTCAGGAATCAAACTGGCGCAAGGGCCGGCGCCGTCAATAACAACCGCCCGAGGTTCCCAACGTTCCCAGCGTTCAACCATCCATTCCACGGCGTTAGCCAACTTGGTTTGTTCCGCAATTTCTACAGTTTCACCATCGGACACGGCGATAACTACCGAACCGCGATCTGGCGGCAAATCCATAGCGAACACCAAATCGTCCGGCAGACAAGCGGCGTTATCAAAACCGCAACGCGCCCATTCGTCGGTAGCAATCTTTGACTGTTGAACGCCAGTTAACCAAACGCCCAAACGCTCAACCGCAAAAACTCGTTCCGGTAGCGACTGGCGTTCGCTTTCCACAAACTCCGGTTTGATTCTGATACCCAAAGCCGGATTAGCTCGAGCCCACGCTTCGCCGTTTGCCGGATCAACAGTTGATTCGTTGGACCATTCCATCCACGAAAGCCGGCCCGGATTATCGCTCAACGCGCGAAGCCTTAGCCGGCGTACCTGTTCGCTTCCCTCATCAAGAACAGGCGGCGAACTAGTTGTATACCAAACCTGGGGGTTCGGTCGCGCCGACAACGTAGGAAACAAGGCGGCAATAGCGGTAGATGGCAATAAATAAACTTCGTCCATTAGAACGCAATCGCCAGAGAAACCGCGAGCGCTTCCCGAGCTGCGAGCAACAAAGCGGATCCGAGCGCCCGATTTAAGTTCAATCCCTTCTTCGCCGTGAGCTGTACGGACACGCGCAACCATTCGGTCCAAGTCCGGCGTGTTTTGCACCAATGCCAACAAGCGCCGGAAGCCTTCCTGAGCGGTTTTGAATTCGTGAGCAGAATGCAAAATGAGTTGTTCCCCAAACAGGAACAAGCCAGCTAATTCTCGAGCTTCAAGAATTGCGCCCTTCCCATTCTGACGCGGAACAATTAAACCAACTTCAAGGGCCGCCCAGGTCCCGTCGGCGCGTTCCCCTAGCGCCTGGTCTAAAACGTGTTCTTGCCAAGGGTCCAACAACAAACCGGCCGAACGCGCAAGTTCTACCGCTTCAACGCCGGCGCTACTAACCGCCGGCGGGCTGTTCTCCATTGTTGGCAGTTGACTTCCTTTGATTTCGTCTAGCTGCGATTTCATCTAGGGCAGTCCCTTCGTTCTTTGGTGCTAGTGAGTCCAGTTCCAACAGGACGGCCCGAAGCTCTCGAACAATGCCGGGAAGTTCTCGAACTTCGGCAATTGCTAAAGCATGTAGCAATGTTTCGCGTGCGTTGGTGAGGTCATGCAATCGGCTAGGCAACTGCTGCACTACTTGTGCCGGTTCTTTGCTTGTAGTTGCACGTTTGCGGACAGTCTTTGGCGCCGTAGTAGCGGCCGGTTTCGTTGTCCTTTTGGCGGCCGCTTTTTTGGTTGCACGCGCCGGCGCTTTGCGTGGCGTAGGTCCCTCAACCATCAAACGCCCCTGTTTGGGGAGAGAAACGGGAGGG